CTTCTCGATAGTGTCCTTGACAAAACCGATAACCTTCTCTTCGACGTTGGAGATTTTTGGAAGAGCCATTATCCTACCTCGTTATCGCCCTGCTGTTGACTCGGATCGACATTCCCAGGGACTTCGGAATTGTCATCGAACTGATCGTTCTGTTGGCGCGGTTGACGTCTGGAGCTTCTACGTTGACGCATCTCTTCGTGATGATCATTCAGAGACGTGAACTCATCAACGAGATCCTGACGATTGATCCTCGTCTCCTCGTAGCTAGATCCAGCGAAGTATGACATCACGATGCCAGTCGAAAAGCTGGTGACCATCATGAAGAAGTTGTCGTACTGGTCGAAGTGCTCAGGAGGGATCTTCCAGAGCATGTACACTATCACGCCGAAGTAAGCAAGAGCAGTGCCGATAGCAACGATCCTACGAAATCGGAACTTAGAGTTCTGGTACTTCAGGAACTCCTCTTTACTGAACGTGATAGCTCCGGTGTTCATTTGTTCATACCTTCAACTCGTTTCTTAAGCCATTCGTTTGTCAGGAACAGATATCCGTCCTTTTCGAAAGGCGTAAGTTCTTCGAGCTCTCCGATAGACCACTCTATGCCAGGCACTGATTTCAAAGCGAAGTTTGATTTCATATGACCGACTAGCGTACTATGCGAGAGCATCAGTGCAAAAAATCGTCGAGACCTACGATTTCGAATTTCTGTTCAGTTCCGCACTTGACGCACGTGAATTCCTTCGAGTAGCTCATCTTCGGAGAGTTCCGAGTGAAAGCCAGAGCAGTGACGTAGACTCCGGACAGGTTCAAGAACCATTCACGGAATTCTTCGAACTCGAATGAATCGTAGATCGTACCTTTCTCGTCGTAGATCTTGAGGACAGAAGAGAAGATCACGAAAGCGTCAGAGTCTTCTACGTCTCTCGCCGAGAGGATCGTTTCGATAGTCGGAGTGCGAAGCTCTACGAAAATCTTGTTTCCTGTATCGTCAGTGCCTGCTTCGATCTTCATCTCAGCTACGAATTTCTCGGGCGACTTGATCTGGTTAGCAGGGATCTTCGCAGGATTAGGATGCTGACATTTCTGACAGATGATGTTCGGCTCGAGCGTGTCTGAAACGGAGATGCATCGAATGTCGAGAAACAGCTTTTCCATTTCTCCGTCAGTAAGCGAAGAGACGTTGTAGTCTGAACACGAAGAGAGAACGTCGACCAAGGTCTGGATGAGAGCGCCTTTGTCTCCTTGCATCTTAGCCATCAAAAGAGCTTTCTCCTCCTTACCGGTGAACGCACGGATCTTGAGCTTCTTCTCTCCGATCTTACTCGTCTTGATGCTGGACTGAATTGTAGGTAGTGCCATTCTTGGTTCCTTAGATGAATTCGTGGTTGAAGTAGGTGAACGTCACTGGGAGCATCGCAATTTCGCCTTCTGCTCCGTATGAATACTGTATCTTACCGATGAATTTCGGATAAGCCTGTGTGAGTCTGCAGCCGATAAGCTTGCTGTCTTCTGGATCGCTCCCTCGTCTCATTGGCCAGACGATGATTTCTCCGATGTAATCGTCGTAGTAGCCAACGACTCGTGTGACATCATCAACAGCGAGATCTTTCCAGTCTTTGAAAAGTACTCGCTCGATGAAGCTCTTGCTGACGTAGAACAGGAGATCGACATCCTGCTGATAAGACGAGTTCGCTTGTTCTGGCTCCAACGAAGGACCGTTGTGAACTTTCCACGTGTCGAGAGCAACTCCAGGAATGTCTGCAGAAGCACAGGAGAGGTTCACCATTTCGATGATATCCTGATAGTCGGCTTGAAGAGCCGGAGGAAGTGTGATCTCGACCTTGTAGTTGTTGGTTCGACTGAAACCGCCTGACGACATCAACAGGTTCATCATATCGCTGTTCATCTGGATTTCCTCGATTGTGCCCATACAAATCTGTTCGACTTCTTCTGGAAACGATCCGACGGGAAGAAGATGGCGTGTGCCCAATCCGAAGGCTGGATACGAACTATCTTAGTCGTGATCCGTCCAGGGATGTACGACTTCAGACAGAATTGAAGAGGCTGGTAAGCAGCGATCTGCTGGCACATGGAATACGTGAGACGCATACGCACGTCGTGACGAAGCTTGGTAGCAGTCACGGTTTTCATGAGCAACGCGAGGATCTTCGCTCTGATGTTCGGCGGAAGATAGTGAAGGTTCAGACCGAGGAAGTTGCCATTCTTCTGAACGTCGAGGAAGATGATCAGAGGAGCACGGTCCCAGAACTCGAGAGTGTCGGCGTTCTTCGCGTCGTACATGTACGTCATGATCGTGCCTGGGATGAAATCAGAAATGCCTCTCTGACCCTTCGTCAACAGCTCGATACCAGGTCTGCCGTTGTCTACGACCTTAGCGCGGTTCTTCGTCTGGAAGTAAGCGATGGCATCACGAGATCTTGCATTGACCTGTGACGCGCTCATCCCTCTTTCGAGTTGACGGATGAGGTCATCGAATGTTTCTGCTACGTCTGGATATTCTTTTGTTGCCATGGTGATTATTTTGGCAATTTCGTATTTACTTATCAGAAAGTTTGGTATAGGATCAGTCTATAAACAAAAACACCACGGAGACTTCGAAATGAACAAAATTCTCTTGGTACACAACTGCAAATCTATCGATCGCGTAATGATCCTCGGATCGTACGTCACTCAGTCCGGAACTCAGATGCTGAACGTCACCTTCATCAAACCTGATGGTAACGTGGACCTTCGTTCTCGGCGAGTCTATTTCGCAAATCAAGAAGCTGACGCGAGAGACTTCTTCGCTACCAGCATGGAACTCGATCTTCAAGGAGAACGAGTGTAAGAATTCCTACAGAGTAAAATATTCTGTAGGTGATGGTTCCACCTCCGTGGAAAAACAACTCGCAATCTCACTGACTGCTTGAGTTGTTCAACTTGGCCCACTAGTTTCTTCGGATTCTAGTGGGTCTCTTTTTGTCCATTGCACGAAACTTTCTTGTTTACGTTTCCGTAGTTTTGTTTTAGTATCGTTTCATAAACAAAAACCGCGGAGATTTCGAAATGGATAAAGTCGCATACATCGAAGATCAACTCGGCGGCAAGTTTCTTCGCACTTCGAACGGCAAACAGGTCTTCGAACTCCCTTCCATTGTCGAAGCTCAGCTCGCGATCGGTCTTCTCGATGCGAAACCTTTCAATTTCTGCACTGTGCATCTTCCGTATCCACTTCGGAATGCGAAACCTTCAGTCACAATCGACTAACCACGGAGAACTACAGTAATGGCATCTGAAGTAGTAAACCTCAAGAGCATCATCGCGCAGATGGTAGACCAGGTAATCGGTTCCGTCGACGGAGAACAGCCGAACGTCGTCCAAGCTAATCTGGCGAAGATCAGCAAGGAATTCGGCATCTCCCACAAGGCTGCACAGAAGGTGATCGAAGTCACCAAGGAAGTTGCACGCGAGCAGCTATGGGAAGTGATCTGATGAGTGAAGAAATCTGTCTATACCAGCACAAAGAAGAGTTGACCAATTTTTTCGTTACGAAAGGTCCGCTCCTCGTCTCGTTCCATAATTTTATCGCAGCTGTTATCGAAGATGACATTTTCCAACCTGAATTTCTGTGGGAAAGTTACGAAGCGTACATCGACGATCTCAAGAATTGGACGAAGATTGAACCAACTCGAGAACTCTTCGAGTCTTTCTTTGTAGACATCGGAAAGTTCATTCTTTTCAAAGAAGAATTCGAATCGCTAGGTTTCACTTTGCCGACGCAAGCGATTTACAGCGGAGATTTGAAGTAATGTGGCTTTCGCTTCCTGGTGTTCAGTATACAAGCGGCATCAACGACAAGGTCGTCGCTTTTCTGAAATCGAAGATCAAGTACGCTTCAGATTTCGAGATCAAATTCGTGAGCCACTCTGAGATCAAGAGTCGTCAATTCTTCGTCGTATATCTCAATCCAGAAGACTGGCCCAACAGACTCTATCGAATGGACATCGTCTATCGTCTGAGCGATTTCAGAGATCCAGACGAATTCTTCGCAACTCTTCAAGAGGTGACTCAGCTATGATAGCCAAGACAGTTCTCCTCGGAATGAACAATCCGGATCCTGATGATGCCTTTCGAGCTCGGAAACCGAACGGATCCGGATACCGTCTTCTCTCGTTCATGAACGAGTTCCTCGAACCTCAGAAGATGAAGATCGATGCTGGCGATTTCGAGCGAATGTTCGATCGACGAAACATGCTCGACGAAGAGAAGTGGGATTTCAAAAGGGCTGCAAAACGTAGAGGTGAAGTGCTAAGAAGGCTAGCAGGACGAAGAGTGATCATGTGCGGAAGTGCTGTCGCAGAAACCCTCGATATGAACGTCCATTCGAATTTCGAATGGTTCATGTCACTCGGGATCGCATGGTGCAAAATTCCTCATCCTTCTGGCGTCAACAGGATCTACAATGAAAAGATGCCTAGGATCAGAGCAGGCGAGATCCTCTGGTCCGAACTTCAACGTGGAGTTATCTGGCACGCCGAAAACAGGCTTCCAGGTGAGTCATATCTCTACAACCGATGGCCTGAACAAAAGTTCTGCTATCCTCCAACTTAACGAACTTTCTTGTTTACAAACGTTGCAGTTTGTTTTACTCTAGTTTCATAAACAAAAACCACGGAGTAAACAAATGAAAATCGAATTCCTCCTCCTCGCATCTGGTTCTTCTCTCGCCCCTCGTATCACTCATGCGATTTTCGAAGTCAGCGTCGAGCTTGCGAAAGAAGAAGCGATACGAGTTGTTACCACGCTCAGTAAAGCTGGCTACTACATGTTCGATCTCTTCGATGTACGCGATGGAGACGTTCTCGTCGAATCCTACAACGTCGAAACTCCTGCTCCTGTCGTAACCGTGAAAGGAAAGAAGTGAATGAGAGCTGAGTTCAACACTCCGTGGCACATTGCTGCTTACGAGATGCTCCCGAAGGAATTCAATGTGGAAGTTCTCACTCCTCCAGAAGAGATCGAAACTTCTGAAGAGATCGAAATCGAGTACGAAGACTACCGCGGAGAATTCCGTTGCGCGACTGTGCCTAAATTTGTCCTTGACTTCGGAGAACCATGATGCGAATGAACAAGATCGAGAATGGTGCATATTCCTTCGCTATTCGTGATGCCATCAGACACCTCGCGAGGAACGAAAACGAAATCGCTCTGAAGTTCGCGAACGATGCGATGGACATAGCTCTCTATCACTTGATGGAACCTATCGACTCATACTACGTCAAGCAGGCTGTCGCGATCCGAAATACAGTCTTTACTCTGCGTCGATACGACGAGTTCGTGAAGTAACAAAATTCAGGAAACGTGAACTTTCTTGTTTACGTTCCTTTCGTTTTGTTTTACTCTAGTTTCATAAACAAAAACCAAATCACGGAGTAAACTGAAATGACCAAAGAATTCGAAATCAAAAATCCTCCTCTTTCTCTTGAAGAAGTTCGCAAACTGGACCTCGTCAATCGAGAAACAGATCCAGTCGAATTTCAGAAGTGCATCGACATCAACCCGTACATCTACGACAACGATGTTGCACTTGTAGTCGACAACTGGCTCTACGTCTTCGGACCCGGAGATTGGAATGAACCCAGCTTCTACGCAGAATACATCACAGAAGAAGGTCAACTCGATTTCCGAGCAGACGAGAATGCGTCTGAATGGGAAGTAGTCAACAACGAGGTATACGATGTCTAAGAATGTCGTCGAGAGCAGACCATACACATGGGACGAACTCTGTTCATACGAACAAGAGGAATCAAATCGTCGCGGATTTCCTCGCGAATCGAACACACGTTACATCGTCGATCTCAATTCACGAACTTTCGGCAAGGACAACTTGCTAGTTCGATGGACAACAGGAGAAGTGAAATGACAATGCTGATATGCCCTCGATGCAAACAGAAAGTTCTCGATCCGCGCGACCACGGCGAATCCTCTCTGTACGGATCCGATCATGCGATCTGCGTTCCTTGCTTCTTCGCAGAAGAGATCGAACAGGAAGAGAAAGGCACCAACGATCTTCCCGAAGTCCTCGACTCGTACGGACCGAGCAACATGAGCCTTGTCAATTCCGAAATCCGTAGCTGGTAACAAAATTCAGGAAACGTGAACTTTCTTGTTTACGTTTCCGTGAGGGGATGATACTTTAGCTTTAATAAATCAAACCACGGAGAATTCCAATGAACTACAATCCAAACAAAATTCTTCAATCCGCTCTCAACGGAACCCTCACTCTTCAAACGATCAACAAAATCGGTACTGAACTGATGAATGAAGCGAACGACAGAGCGAAAGAAAAACACGATGCAATCAAAGCTCGTCTCGCTACTCTTACCGCTGAACAGAGAGCTTCTATGACTCGTGAAGAAATCTCGAACTTTGTCCACGGTCGATAAGACCAACCACGGAGAATTCAAATGTTCTACATCATTCAAAACCGTGAAGAAGACAGAAACCGGTTCGATCGCGATCCGGACCCAGTCTTCAAAAATCCTTACGTCGATCAGATCAGCATCTGCAACTACACATACGGCGGTACACCGAGGTTCCTCCTCTGCCCAATCAACCAGCTGAAGAAGACGGACGAAATCTGGTACTTCACCGAGAAGTGGAAAGCAGAAGAGTTCATCAAGATGTCGAAATCCGAACATCTCGAAATCCGCGAAGGAGAATTCGTTTGGACTCGAGAAGTGAAGAAGAAGATGACTTCTCTGTAAAAAGTTGAGGAAACTGACATTTTCTTGTTTACGTTTCCTCAACGTTGGATTACTCTACTATCATAAACACAAACACCCACGGAGTAATTCAAATGTCCAAAATGGTAGAAACGATTAAAGAAGCACTCGAAGAACTTGGAGTAAACGGAAACTGCCGATTCCACAAAGGCTACATTACTGCAAACGAATGGAAGAATGCATATCTTCCTGAACTTCGTAAAGAGTTTCCTGACATGTGGTTCACCGTCAATTCCAACAACCACATCTGCGTTTTTGCTAAGTGAGAGGTGAATGAAATGAGCAACTTCTGCAACTGTAAAACCTGCAAGCGACTTCGTCGTAAAGGTCTCGTACTCGGAACCCGCAACATGGGTTTCTGGCTGACTCACTATTCGACTCTTCCTCAGTACTACCTGGGTCCTGTTTCCGACTACGTTCGTCATCCTCGTTTCTTCGGACGGCGTCCTGATCCTGAGTTCAACAAGAAGGAGATCTTCGAATGAACTGCAAGAATGCAGACTACAGAAAACTCAATGATGGCTCTCACAGCAGCTCCACCTACCACAAGAAGGATGGCACTCCTGTTCGTCAGATCCTCAAGGAAGAGCTTCGCAAAGAAGTAACACAGGAGACGGGTGGTAGCAATTCTGAGACCGCCATATAATCTATTATCCGCGACGAAAGGAGTTCGCCATGGCTACGCAGTTCAACCCAGTTGCAAAGAGTTTATCCTCCAAGATCTTCTCCAACAAGGTTATCAAGTCGAAGAAGATCTATACGAGGAAGGTAGTAAAGAACAAGAAGTCCTACGAGGGGATAGTCAGTTCTTCATCTTCACAGCCGGCTGCTTATTCTTTTCGTCGATCACAGCGTTCGCCTTCGCCTGATACGATCGAGCCGATTTCGAATTGACTCCGCATACGCGAAGCTTCTGAGTCGTCGTGTTCAGGACCTTCGAATTGTCATCGTCAGTAGCATTGTCGACGTCAGTAGGATAGTCAGACTTCTTCATCTGAACACACGTCAGGTACTTCAGAGGAATGTCGTTCTTCACGTAGATGTACTTCACGTATCGTTCAGTCACACAGCTCGACAGGAGAACTGCGAGACCTACGACAAACAGGAT